GGTTTGGGCCTCCGCGACCTGATCGGCAGCGGAAGTGTCTTCGGACACGGCTTCCGCCGCGCCTTGGGTCTCATCGGTCATGTGCGCTTTCGCGATGCTCCGGGGGCGCGTGGGTCAAGGGAAGGAGCGATCCCCTGCGCGAAAACCTAGGCCGCTGATTTGTTCTCGGGCGGCGGGTTGAGCTTGGCGTTCAGATCGGCCTCGGAGTGCATCGCCTCCATTGGCTTGCGCTCCAGGTCCATGCGGTCGGACTCGGCTCCGATCACGGTGCGCTCGGCCTCCGCGTTGGTCCTGGCGACCTGAGCGGGAACGCCGGCCATCGCAATCGCGGCCTTGGCTTCCGCCTCATCAGCTTCGGCGCGAGCCTTGCGAACCTGCTCCTGCAACAGAGCCAGCTCCATCGGGTCTTTGCCGGGCTGTCCAGGCTCGGGCATCCCCAGCTTGCGGGCCTGGGCCATCGTGTACTCGGCGTCGGCGCGGAGCTTGACCACCTTGCCTTCACGCTCGGCCATGTCCAGTTGCGCGGCCTGCATCTGCATCTGCTGCTGCATCTGGGCTTGCTGGGCGGCGGCCTGCTTGGCCTGCATCTGCTCCTCAGTCACCTCGTCGTCGGGCGACTCCGTGATCTGCGGCGGCAAGGCGCGCTTGAACCGTTCGGCCATCTCGTCGGCCATCGGGAAGTCCTGAGCCCGCGCAATCAGGTCGGGGATCAGCGCCGCGGCTTGGGGAACAGCCTGGGCGAACTGCATCATCGCGTCGGCCGCCTCGACCCGCTTGGTCGAATAGCTCGGGCCGGTCTCGACCACGATGTCATACTTGCCCTGGTTGATGTCCACGCTGTCAGGGTTGGCCGGGTCGTTGATGCGCTGGACCTTGGTCGTCTCGTCCTCGCCCACAACGCGGATGGTGCGCGCAGTGTCGAACACCACAGGGATGAGCTGGTTGACCAGCCGGCCCGCCTCGTTGATCGCGGCCTTCAGGTTGTCTTGATAGATGTAGCTCGCCACGTCGCCTTCGCGCTGGCGGGCCATGATGGCTTTGCCGCTGGTCTCGTTGCTCCGGGCTCCGAGGCTGGCGTCGTGAAGGCCCGTAACGTCCTTCATGTCCTGCGAGTTGAGCGCGGCTTCCTGCAGCACAGCGGTCGGGATGGGCGGCGGAGCTATACGATCAGGCGCCGCACCCTGGCCGGACCACTTCAGCAGCGGATCTCCTGACTTGGCGGAATTGCGGAAGTCGTCTTCGGCGTCCTCCGGCACAGCCTGATGAGAGGCCAGCCATTGAGCGCGGGGCGCCATCGCCAGCACTTCAGCCGAGACGGAGCGCCAGTAGTTCTTAAGCCGCTGACTGTCGCGGGCGAACCTCACGAGCCCGAACCGGACCCGCTTATCGTGCACGTTGACTTCCCAACCCCTAGCCCGAACCAGCGGCAAGCGGCTAATCGGCAGATCGTGCGGACCCGAGAGCACAGCGGTCCCGGTGATCAGGTACATGCAGGCCGACCGCTTCACGCTCTTGCGCGTGGAGATCGGCTGAACGCCCGGCGGGAGCTTGTCGATCTCGACCACCTGCCCGCCCTCTAGCTGGGCTAGCGTGATCGGGGTCTCCTTCATCAGCCAGTATTCAGTGACCCGAACCGTATCGAGCGTGTACCAACCTTGTACATCGTGGGTCGGGATCGTCAGGTCGGACGGCATTTCGTCCTTAAACCGCGCCTCGAACACCTTGCGCGGCATCTCCTCGACCACGAAGCAGTACTGGGCGTCCTTGCCCGTGCGCTCGGTCGAGAGCGGGTCCCAGACCACGGCGAAAGGGTTGGGAACCGAGTCAATGGTGATGTCGCGTTCGAACCCGTCGTCCGCCGCGTACTTCAGCCCAACGCGCATGTTGGCGATACCGCACGCCACCTGGGTCTGGCCGGTCTCCGCGTAAACGCCTTGGGCGTCGTTGTCGCGCTCGATGGAGCGGATCAGCCCCTCACGGATCGAGGCCAGGTCCTTGTCGGCGTCCTCGGCCGGGCGAACACGAATGGCCGGGCGGTTGATGCGGATGTCGCCCGCAACCTGGGCCACGAACTGCGGAAGCGTGTTGATCGTCAGGCACGGCCGACCCTTGCGAGCCAGCAGCGCCTCGGGCTCCCATTGCTCTCCGGCGAAGAACTTGAGGTCGTCAATCCCGGCCTCGCGGTTCTCGCGGTCGAAGTCCAGCGCCTCCTGGAAACGCTCGCGCGCCTCCTTCAGGAACTCGTCTTCGTCCTTGTAGCCGTCTGGATACTTGGGGCGCTTGCTTGCCATCAGGAAGCCCTAAGCTGAGCGCGGACGTACCCCACATACGACCGGGTGCATCCGAACCTCTCCGCAACCTGAGCGGCGGGGATGGGCTTGGCCGCCCACTGTCGCAACTCTTGGCGCTGCGCCTTGCTGAACCTTGACCCTGTGACCGTCACGCCATGTCGGATGGCGTCGATGCGGTTAGACTTGGCGTCGCCCCAATAGAGATTGGCGGCGCGGTCGTCTGTGTGGTCGCCGTTGATGTGGCAAGCCATAGACTGAGGGGTGGCCGGCGGGCCGTGAAAGGCGATGGCGACTAGGCGGTAAATATTGCGGTAGGTCTTCCGGCAGTGAACGCTAAACGTGAACCGCGCCCTGCCAGTCCGATCGGGCGGACAGCGCAGAATCCGGCCGTCATCGGCTCGACGCAGTTGTCCCATTGAAGACACCTCGTAAGCCGGAAATTCCGAGACTGTGCGCCACTCGGTCATTGGCCCATCCAGGAATTAGCGCCGACGTGCTGGCGCTCGCGTTTGGCCTCGCGCTTCTGGCGGGGCTCCTCGTAGGCGACGCACATCAGGCCAAAGGCGTCCGCGCCGTGGCTCGCCCAGTCATGCTCAGGACCAAGGCCGATGTTGCGGGCCTCGTCCTTTTTCTCGTGGTAGGCGCCCAAGGCATCGACGCCCGGCCCCGTCGTGTCCTCGTTGAACCAGATGCGCGGGAACAGACGGCGAGCCGCCTCGACCCGCTGCATGGCCGCGCCCTTGCCCTGGTTCTTGACCACCTCGACCGAGAAGCCCGCCTCGCGGACGTGATCCTCGAAGCGAACGGCGGTTAGGTGGTTGGCCTGTTGCCCATCGTGGGGCAGGACACAGAGCGCGTTGCCGTATCCCTTGCTTCTCAGCCATGACAGGTGAGTGCCGAGCGGCTGGCCCGACGCTTCGTAGTAGTCCAGCACCCGGATTTCGCGCCCGACGAACTGAGCGACCCAGATGGCCGTCGCGTCCCTGGTGCCGATGTCCCAGAACGCCCGGTACTGCATCAGCGGATCAGCGGCGACGTGGCCAATCCGCTTGTCCTTGCGGGCCTGCGAAAGCTGGCTGGCGAAATAGGCGCCGTCGAAGACCTTCACGTAATCGCCTTCCCATACGTGATCGTACTGGTCTGGGCGGTCGCGCTCGTCGTCGCTGCGCTCAACCTCCAGCTCATCGGGGAACCACGGATTGTCGGACCAGTTGGCGCGGACCACGATGGCTCCGGTCGGAGGGCTCGATCCCCTCAACAGCGCATCAACCGCGTCGGTCTTTCTCCGTGGGTTCCAGGAGAACCAAAGCTCCGAGCCGGGCTTGCGGATCGTCGGGCGCAGCAGCGTGAGGCTGTGCTGGCTTAGGGACTGCGCCTCCTCGACCCAGGCCACGTCGAACGCCTCGAACGACTTGACCGTCTCGGCCGTGTGATCCTGCATCCCCTGGAAAGCGATAACCCCGCCGCCGGGCGTGTTGATCTCCGTCTTCAGGCTCTCGAACTGCGTGGCCAGGCCAAGCGCCTCGATCTTGTCCTCGATCAGCTTTTTGACCGACTGCTTAAGCGAGAGCTGCACTTCCCGAACGCAAAGGATGCGCGTGCCGGGGTCCATGATGCAGCGCTCAACCGCCATCTCGGCGAAAAAGTGCGACTTGCCCGACCCCCGCCCGCCGAACGCGCCCTTGTAGCGGCTGGGCTCCAATAGCTGGGCGAAGACCCTAGGCGTCTCGATGTCCAGGATCGACAATGGTGCGCCTGACTTCGGTGATCGCGGCCTTCACGTTGGCGTCGATGTCCATGGTCTGCGTGGGCTTGCCGTGGGCGCGGTCCAGGATGGAGTTGGCCGCCGCTACCTTGGCCGCGTCGCTCTCGCTGGTCGTCGCCACAGTGACCAGCACCTGAAGGGCCTGGGCGCTGTACTCTTGAGCGGCCTCGCGAATGGAAGCCGTCACCTTGTTTACCGCGCCTTGTGGCCGACCGGAGCCTTCGCGCTTTCCGCCTCGGGCCATGTTTGATTTCTCTGATAAAAGATCAGCCGCCCGGCAGCTTCAGCCTGACGACCGTGTTGACGGGCTCGGCCTGGGCTTCGGTGCCGCGGCCGGCCAGGAAGGCGTCGAAGTTTTGGGCCGCTTCCCTGGTCAACTTGTGGTCCTGCTTGTCGGAGGTGCACTCGACTGCGAAGCCCAACGCCATCAGGCGGCGTTCTTCGGGGTGGATGCCGTTGCAGAACAGGCTCATGGCCCCCTCCGTCCGTTGACAGTGCCCACGCCCATCAGCCTTCCGACCACACGCTCGCCCAGCTTGCGGCGCTTGGCCTCGGCTATGGCCTCACGGAGGTTGTTGGCGATCAGGTTGCCGGTAAACAGTGAGCCACGGCCTTCAGGGGTGATGGCGAGGAACTCGGTAACGTAGATCTTGCCGGTGCGCGCGAGTGCTCGCTGCTGCTCATCCGAGAAGCCGAACAACTCGCTGAAACAGAACCCGTCGATCTCGGGCCGATCAGCGTGAACGGGGCCGGGGAGGTCGTGCTGGGTTGTGTTCACAGCCAGCGCCTCAACGCCCAGTGCGCTAAGGAAAGCAGCACCACAGCCCCGATAACCCCGAACACGAGGCCGAAGCCAAGGCCAGCGCCGTGTAGTAGGCCCTGGAGCATGGGGGCTCTCCTGGGATGGGGTCGCGCTCACGACCACAGCTACAAGGTCAAGGCTCGCGTAAAGCGGCTCTGCGGGGATGTCAGCTTGTCGGAGCGCGATTGGTTGGGCTAGGCGGCCTTTTTAGCCGCCAGCTTCTTGTCGAGGTCGGCGCGAACTCTGCGCTCGGTCGTCGCCATCTGCTTGACGAGCCCGGCGCGTTCCATTGCCGATATGGGGCGCTTCATGCAAAGCGCGTAGTCGTAGATCAGGGCCTCATGCCGGGTCTGCACCAAGCTCGCGGCGCCGTAGCCGCTGGCGTTGATGCTCTCGCGTTGGCCGCCGATGCGAAAGCCCCTCGGAGCGCCCAGCAGCCAAGCCGCGTCAGCCACGGCTGCGAAGCCGGGGTCTGTCTCGCGATCCTCGCAGAGAAACCCAGTATGGTAGACGATACGCTCGCCAGCGGTGGCGGCGGACACGGCGGTCAGGAACGCGGTCGGCGTCATTGGGGCTTCTCCTCTAGGGACATGGCAAAGCGCGCCAAAAGCGGTGAGGCTTGGCGGGCGTTGCGGTGATGGGCTGAAAAGGAAACGCCCCGGCCGGTGGGCTCAGGGCGTTTATGCTTTGACACGCAAATCGCGCATCTAGGCCTAATGATACGTTATCGGGGCCGGGCGTCAAGCCCCCTTTTACGCCGCCTTTCTCGGTTGCCTGTCCATGTCCCCATAGGCCGCGTCAACAAGCCCGCACAGCCCAACGATGGCCTTGGCCTGGGCCTTGTGGCCGATCCAGCCGAACCGGGCCATGACAGCGCGCCAATTGTTCACCGGCTTGCCCTCGACCACGGACGGGGCGCACAGGCCTTGCAGCTCGCGGGCTCGGGCGCCCAATGCCGCGTACAAGGCCCGCACCCGCCGGCCAGCGTCCAGGGAGCGCGCCGTAACGCCCTCGACATGGCCCCGCGACCCATCAACCACCACGTCGGAGCGACCGCCCTCCACGCGGAACTGAGCGGCCAGGTCTTCCTCGAAACGGCGGATCGAGGAAAAGGCGCTTTCCGTGATCGAGCCCCGGCTGAACAGCAGCGCGGCCCAATCGTAACGCTGCGCCCTGCCCTCCCGCTTCCGGTCTGTGTCGGTTACGCCCACGTTGCCGTTCTCGACCAGCATCAGGGCCTCGCGGTTGATTCCCCACTTTTCGGGGTCCTTGCGTTCCTCCCAGCGGCGACGGGCAATCTCGGCCGGGTCTGTGGGTCTATTGATCTTCTGCTTCTTAGCCATCTGACGCCCCGCTAACCGTTGAAATTGTACGCGATTTGGGCTAAATTGCCTAGTGCAACTCGACTATCTCCAGGCCGGGCGCTGCGACCATTTCGAAGTCGGCGGTGGCCGGGTCGAAGTGAATCTCGACCGCGCCCGAACGCAGCAGCGTCAGGCCCGAGGCCAGGACCTCCGCGTCGGTGGCGTCCTCGTAGTGGGGCAGATGGCCCAGGCACTCAAATATCGGGATCGTCAGGGCGTCGAGCTGGGCGGGCGTCAAGCCTTCAAGGTCGGCGGCTTTGGTGATGATGGTCGTCATGGTGGTTTCTCCTGCTGTTGATTGGAGGCGGCGGGCCATCTACCCCTCCCCCTCGGATAGGGCTTGGTTGATCATGGCTCGCCAGGACGGTCGGCTATCCACGCCGTCCAATCCCTCGCCGGGCTCCAGGCTCCAGTCGAGACCGTCTTTCCGCATGGCCTCGTCGCCAGCCTCCACCATCCCCTCGCTTGGTTCACGAAGGGCGGTTAGGGCGGCGCGGGCGCTGGGAATAAGCGACTCCCACACCCGGCACGCTCGCGGCGCCCCTTCGAACGCTGTAACGGATGTAGCGTCCGGGTCCATTCCCCGCGCTCTTGCTATCGCCCTCGAAACCTTCTCGACGGTGCTCATGGGGTGGGGGCCTCCGGCTTGGCGACTCGGCCGACCGACATGGAGTACTCGACGCCTTGGACTGTGAACCACAGGTCCGCGCTTCCGAAGCCTCCACCGGTGTCCATGCTCGTTCCCTCGTCCGTCATCGGCTTGATGCGCTCGCGGATTTCTTGAATCAGCGAGTAAGGCTCCCCGCTATCGGGCGGCATGATCTGGTCAATCAGGCCCATCGTGATTTTGGCGCGTTCTTTTTCGCTCATGTGCGGCTCCCGAAGCGGGCTAGGCGGTTGCGGAGGGTCATGCGGACTTCCTTTCGGGTTCGGGCTTTGGCCCCCAGGTCGCGCGCCATTCGCCGGTGTCGCGGTAGTGGCGAAGGCGGCGGGCCTCATCCTCCGGCGTGGTGGGGGTGAGCTTTTTCGGGGCCGGGGCGTAGTCCTTCCACCGGCCGCGTTGGATGATCCGATGAGCGGCCTTGGCGAACTGTCCGGCGTCCCGCTTGCAGTCCGGCAGAGCGTAGTACGCCTTGACAGAGCCGAAGATGGCCGCCGGGGTTGAGCCGTCCTTCACCTGGACTTGGAGCGCGTCGAGGATGTCTGGGCGGGTTGAGCGTCGGTAGCCTTCGGGCTGGAGGAAGTAGATCGCCTCGGCAACGTCAGTGAGCGAAATCGGGGCTTTGGATGCGTTAGCATCCTCTATCTGGCTTCTGGCTTCTGGCTTCTTAGGTATGCCGTCCGTATCGGCTTCGGTAATACGGGCGGCATTTTCTCGTTTGTTTTTAGGCGCTTGCTTCGGTGCCGAAGGTGTCGCTTTCGACCACCTTTTCTCGACGTTTGCTCGCTGTTTCGCTGACGTGGCAGTGTCCCGCCGCATCTTCCGTGAGTAGATAACACCGGCTCGGGTGCGGCTGAATGTGCCCGCGGCCTCAAGCTCACCAAGCAGGGCTTGGGCTATGTCGGCCGGCACACCAGCAAGCGCAGCGAGCTGTGCATCCGTAACGGGGCGGCCGTTTAACAGCAAATGGCCGCGCGGCTCCGCCTCGTGCATGAGACAGAGCATTTCTATCCAAATCCCGCGAGCGGCCATAGACACGGCGCGCAAGCTGGGTTCAGCCCTCCAATCGGCAGGGTAGAACTTGAACCAGGGTTGGCCGCTCATCGGCGCACCCGCTTAATGGTGGTCGCGGCGGCCTTAACCGCAGCCGCCCGAGCCCTTCGCTCTGCGGCGCTCATGGCGGCCCATTGCCGCTGCGATATGCCGAGTTGGCGCAGCGATACGCCAAGCTGGCGAGGGCTTAGGCCGAGCGCGCGGGGGTTGTCTCCACTGTCCCTGCCCATTATCGGCGCTCCCCTGGCAGATCACGGATGACATTGCAGGCCACGTCAGCGAACGCCTTGAGGTTGCAGATCGGGCCGGAGCGGTTCTTGTGGATCAGCAGCTCGATCACGTTCTCGACCGCCGCCGCCTTCGCCTGATCGTCGGGATCGGGCGACCGCTCCAGGTAGTAAGCGTCTCGGTACAGAAGGCAGATGAAGTCGGCGATCTGCTCGATGGCCCCGGACCAGTTCAGGTCGGCCAGGGTCGGGCGCTTGTCGTTGCGGCTTTCGGTGTTCCGGTTGACCTGGCAAAGCGCGATGATGGGGCAACGGAGTTGCTTGGCGATGGCCTTCAGCTCGTTGACCACGTCGGCGGTCTCTGCGGCCTTGGAGTCGCCCCGGCGGGTGTGAGCCTTCACAAGCCCGATGTGGTCGATGACCACGGCGCCTGGATCTACCCCGGCCTTTTTCCACGCCCTGATCTGGCGCTGGGCTTGCGAGCGGATGTCCTCGATCGTCAGCCCGCCCACGTCGGAAACGGCGATGGGGAGGGCCGCCAGTGAGCGCGCGGCTTGCCGGGCTCTGTCCTTTTGCTCCGGCCCGCCCCTGCCCTTAAGAAGGTCCCCATAGCGGACGTTCTCGAAATAGGCGTCGTAGCGGCGCTCGGGGTCATAGGCGATGTCGGAGATGAGCCGGGCCTGTACCTCACGCAGCGGCATTTCGAGGGAGAAGATCATCACCCCCCTGCCCTGCTCGGCAAGGCCGCGCGCGAGCGCCAGAGCCACCACAGATTTACCCATGCTGGTCCGGCCGCCGATGAACCACACGTCGTCTTGACGAATGCCCGCCGTGACGTGGTCAAGCACCTCCAGACCGACCGGCACGCCCCTATGATCCCCGCGCCATGCGGCCTCGATCATGTCCAGCGCCGTCAGGCCAGCAGGGACCGCCGTGGGCTTTGTGGAGGAGTCCCGCGCGATGTCAGCGGCCCCACGCTCCAGATCGGCGAGAAGGCCGTCAGCGGGTTCATCGGAGGCTTGCGCGGCACATTCCCCGATCACCCTGCACAGCCCGTTGAGGCTACGGCGGGTGGATGCATCAAGCACATGCTCCATATGCGCCGGCAGAGCCCATAGGGTCGCCTTGTCCACGAGCTGCAACAGGTAGGGCGCGCCCCCGAGTTCGGCCAGGCCCGTATCGGCCCCAAGGTCGCGAGCGACGGTGATGGGGTCGGGCGGGGAGCCGGTGCGGAACCGCTTAAGCATCGCCTCCCAAATGCGCGAATGGGCGGGCTCGCCGAAATGCTCGGGCCGGATGCGCTCAAAGGCTTCGGTCGCCGCGTCAGCGTCGTACAGCGCGCCGCCGATCAGGGCTTGCTCTGCTTCGGTCGCGCTAAGGGCGATGTCGTAGGCAATGGCTGGGATCATGGCGAATTGGCCGTAAGATGAGCGATGCGCAATGCCGCCTGATTCCCATCTTTGGCGTCGTCGGCCTGGATCAATGCGGCAGCGGCAAATGACGCTATCCCTTGCGCCGTGTGGATGCGGTCTTGCGATGTCTCGCCGGAAAGAACAGCGTCGGTGATGAGGCGGTGCAAATCAGTCATGCGAGCAACTCTAAAGTGCTTCGCAAGGCCATTCGCGCACCGATTCGCGGGTGTCCACAGGGGATGCACAGCAATGCGATCATGCCGCCACATCCATAACCACGGCGTAGGACACGACGGGGATGGCCCGATCTTGGCGGACCAGAACAACGCCGTAGCGCCCGACTTGGCGGCCGGGGAAAACCTCGGCCTCCGGGCAAACCTCGTGGCCGCCGTCCGCAATCAGCCGGGCAACGAAGTCGTCGTCGGACAGCGCGGGGCGGAACCATCCGTCGCTGAACGCCTGGGCCTGCTCTTGGGCGCGGGCTCGGCGCAGCATGTGCTGTTCCTCGGTAAGGTGGTCGAAGCTCATGCGGCCCCCAATGGCGTGATCGTGACGCGGACGATTGGAGCCGGGACGGGATCGGGCGAGCCCCACCGGACCAAGCTGGCTTGACAGTCGGCGTCGTCGCGAATGACGCCCGCTTCCTGCAAAGCATCCCCAAGGCTCTTAGGGATGTTCTCTATGTCTCTGCGGCGACGGTCTGGTCGGTCAACCACGTACTCGATGGTATAGGGTCCGGCGATTGACTGGCCGCGCGCGGTAAGCCGAACGGTCATTTCCGCCTCACGCCGCCAAGCCCTGTACTTAGACGACATGATGCGCCGTCCGTTCACAACGGTTGTGTTGTGGTTGCTTGTCGGGGGATAGGGCATGTTGAGCACGATCACGCGGCCAGGCCTTTTTCCCAATTCGCCGACGCTTCGGTCTCCTGTTTCTTCAGGATGAACTCTGCGAGATTATTCTGGTTGTCTCTGAACAGCTTATCGCTTCCGCCGATGTAGGCGGCGCGGGCGTGGTCGCGGCAGTAAGAGCCGCGCGCCTTGCTGTGGCCGCAGTAGGCGAAGCCGCCCGGAACATCGTACGGCCAGCGGCAATGGCTGGGGCGCAAATCCAGGATGCCGATCATGTGCGGCACCACCCTGCACGCCAATTTCTCGCGCAGCGTCTCCGGCTGAATGAGAGCCTTGATCGCCCGCACACCCAACGCCCGCTCGCGCTTCTCGACCGTTGCGCGCGTTGGCTTGGCCAGGTGGGCGCGGTCATGCTTGCGCTTGATCTCGTACCGCTCGCGATGGGTGAGGCCGTCGTTGCGGATGTGGGCGAGGGTGGCGGGGTCGCGCCGGGAAAGACCCATGCGGTGCATGCGCCCTATCACCGCGTTCCGGGTGACGCCGCCGAGCGCCTTGGCCACCTCGGCGGCGGTCTTGCCGCCCTGCCACAACTTGACCGCAAGCTCGGTTCGTTCGTCGGTCCAGGTGCTCACGCCCGCCCCCTCAATAGCTGGTGGACGCGGGAGTTGAGCGCCTTCCAAGAGGGCTCAGACTTGGCGTGATCGGCCCTGTCCTTGCGGTAGCGGTCGCGAAGTTCAGACCATACCGGGTCCAGGTTCAGCGAGCTCTCCGGCTCCGGCCACTGGCGGAACGGCTGGAAAATCTTGAGCAGCCCCATCATGGGCTTGTCCCCTTACCCCTGCGCCCGAGATACCGGGGGGCGCTGTGTCCCGGCTTTAGGCTAGCGAGCCCCGACCTGACGCTTGCCGGTCTCTGACTTCAGGAGCTTGGCCATCATCAGGCAGGAGCCCTCAGTCGTGGCCGCGACGTAGACGATGCCGACCAGGGCGAGCTTGAGCGGGGAGCCCGTAGTGACGGCTTGCCAGAGCACGCCGAAAATCAGCGTTTGCGTCACGAACCAGACGCCGTTCGAGCACCAGGCGGCCTTGCGATGATAAGCAACGTCACCGCCGTTTCTGGATCGGCTGACCCAGGTAAAGGCCATGTTTTGGATGAAGGCGACGCACGCGAGCATCGGCAGCAATGCCCACAGCGGAAGGTTGGCGATAGAAGTCATGCAGCTTTTCCTTTGTGATGGCGTTCGTACTCGGCCTGAAGGACGCGCTTTTCGAGGTCGCTTTCGCCGCCACAGGTGAGGCCGCATTCGGCGTCGTGATCCTCGCCTTCATCGAAGAAGTGCGGCTGCTTGCTCACGTCGCGCTGAAGGTCGGCGTAACTGTACTCAGTCACGAACCGCGCGCCGCTCGCACTGGCGCGCATGGTGGTGACGCGGGACTCCTGCTCGATCCACCACTCGGCCATGCCGGGGTTCTCACGGATCAGCGCGTCGAGCTTGGCTCGGCTCTTGAGGAAGCAGAGGTCGCAGTTGCCTTCGTAGGATTTGAGCTGAAGGTCGAACGGCTGGGCATCCCAGAACGCCCTCACGTCTCGCACGGACACCTTCGCGTCAGCGAGCGGCATGATGGTGCGCCACCGCTCCTTGCCTGCGTCGTTGGCGGCGAGAGCGCGAATGACCCGATGGCCCTCGTCGAACCGGAGCCCGACGACGTTGCGCCAGTGGTCCCATCCCAGCGACCGGCAGAAGTCTCGGATGACGCGGACCTTTGCCTCTTGGGTGCAAAACCGGGTGACGGCGTTGGGGAGGTAACCCTTCTTGCCGATCAGCGCGGCGAGGGGCTGACCGTCGCGGCTGGCGCTGTTGAAGCCAACCGCCTCAAAGCAGGGCTTGCCATCCACCCATTCCAGCCAATGGACGTGAACGCCCCATCGGCTTCCGCATTCGTGGACGAAGCGCAGGGTCTCCTCGCGCTCCTTGCCAGTATTGGCGAAGGCGACGACCACGGCCGGCGGGAGCGTGCCGCCGTGCGCCTGAATGATCTGGTGCAGCATGTACGCGGACGTGCGCCCGCCCGAGAAGCTGATCAGCGCGGGGCCGTGGATAAGATACGGGTCGCTCAAGACCCCCTCCCCTCACTCCGGGAGGCGTCAAAAGCGCGGGGCTCTCCGGCTACAGGCGGGCCATCCGAATGATTGCCCAGGCTCGCCACCGTTGACCCACGGGTCCGAGCTTGCTCACCATCCGTCCGGTCCAGGCCACCGCAGCCAGACAGGCGAGATTGAAGCAGCGCCAGCCGATGTTCCTCGGCTTCCCATTTGTTGCGCTCATGTTCGGCGTCTCTCGCTTGTTGCGTGATGTATTGTTCTAGGGTTGTGTTGGTCGCGTCGAACACCAGCCCGACGAACAGCTTTGGGCCGCCGCGCTTGTGGTGCAGGATTTTGTTGAGCGTGTTCTTTGAGGCGTTCGCGTAGACCACCTTGGCGGCCTCGGATTCACTCAGGTCCCACTCGTGCGCCACATGGCCGACCGTCTTATCTGGCCAGCGATTGCGGACGTACTTGGCCAGAGCGTTTTCGAGCCCGTAGTCGTTTTTCCGAAAAGCCCGCGAATTTTCCCGGATCGTCATTCCAAGCTCCGTCATGGTTGAAACACCACGACGGACGGAGCGGACGAATGAGCGCGGACATCATCGACCTGAACAAGATCAGGCAGGCCCGCGCTTACAAAGCCGCTGCGGCACAGGAAATGGATCTTGAATATCGGGAGCTGCTTGAACAGCTTTCGGACGTGTACGAGGCAAAGGCGCTTGGCGGGGCGGGCTTGCAGGCCCGTCCGACGCCTTGAGTGAAGTTGCCGGGCTTCCGATCCTTTGCCGCAATACTCTCGGCGCCCACTACTCGGGAACCGGGCTCGCCACGGCTTTGACTCACGCAGGATCAGCTTCGAAGCGTCGCCCGGCTGGGCGCTTGCTATGATGGCGAGCCGGAAGAGGAAAAGATGATGCGCCCCCAGCCCGGAGCTAGGCTCAACAGACCGGGGGCTAGCCCGTGCGGCCAGGGGAGGGGCGACCGCAGGGACGTTGGAATGAGTGGACTCGCCAACCGAGCGAGCGCGTTCGCTACTGTTCAGCTTGCCGGTGCAGACTGCGGCGTCGCAATCGGAGCACGCGCAGATGTGCAAGTCCCTGAACGAGCTGGCCGCAATCCTTTCGGCCGCCAAGCCCAGCAAGAGAGTGGCCCTGCTGCTCGCATTGGCGAGGGCGCAGAACGTGGTCTCGATAAAGGGCAAGCGGCGGAAGTAGGGGGCCATCACGCGGCCTCCCGGTGGGCCGCCAGCTCAGAAAGCCGTTCGTGGGTTATGTCCGCAAAGCCCTTGCGTTCGGCCGCCTGGACGGTCGCCGCAAACCAGCGCGATCCGAGCGACCCACGACGCTTGGCTTGCTTGGCCGCGCCGGCGCTCATGCCGACTTCCCGCGCGAAAGCCGCCGGGCCGCCAAACAGGTCGATCACTTCAGCGAAAGAGTGCATGTGAATTGGGTACAATACGTGCCCGATTCAGTCAACACCAATCGTACCCAGCTCACAGGGTACAGTTCGTCATGGTTGAGCCAGACCTGAAAACCCCATCGGGGCGCCTGCAATGGGCGCGGGAAAGCTACGTGACCAGCGACGGGGGGCGGTTGACCTCTCCGCGCAAGGCCGCCAAGCACTTCGGCTGGAATGAGAACACCTACAAGAGCCACGAGAACGGCGTCCGCCAGGGCGAGGGCCTTAAGCTGAAACACGCAGAGAGGTACGCGCGCGCGTTCGGCGTGGACATCGCCTGGCTAATGACCGGCCGGGGAACGCCCTTCGCTCGCCGAGCCTAGGCCGCCTTACCCATTATCGCGGTGACATGCCCAAAATTGGGTACGTTTTGTGTTGACAGCATTGGGTACAAACCGTACCGTACCTCCATCAACCGGCCCCCGGAATGGAGAGACACGATGGCCCAGTCACAAGAGCGCACCGCCAAGGCCGCCACGGCTGAGGCCTTTGACGAGGGCCGCTGGTTCTCGACCTTCTGCCACGCCCCCAAGGGCTCGCACTGGTTCTGTCGGGGTGGTCGGCGGATCGGCCGGGGGGCTCGCTAATGACCCACCAGCCCGACCACCCCTCCGCCCCCGGCGCGATCCTCGCGATGCACCAGGACATGATCCGCCAGGGCCTGACCCACGCGGACGTTCTGGCGAGCTGGACCACCCCGGAAGCCGTTGCGCGGTTCGAAGCGCAGATGGCCGCCAAGCCCGCCGCTTCGAAGGCGAGGGCTGCGTGATGGGCGACAACGAACTTCCAATCATCGGCTACGCGCTGCGGAGGGCTTGGAGTGGTGGCGACGCCTACCTTTTGCGCCTTCACTCCGAGACGCCCAAGACGGCCCAAGCCACTGAGAAATCTTACGGCAATTGGTCCCGGCGGCCATCCCGCGTCAACAAGGACGATTTCCTTGTCCGCTGCGACACCGAGGGCGAGGCCGTCGCCATAGCAACGGCGGCGCGGGGCGCATGGGAGGCCCACGACGGCGCCGTGGCCGCCGCACACAAGGCCCTAGAAGCTGCGCGAGAAGCCCAGCGGCAAGCGTGGCGCGCGGCCTTCTCCCTCCCCTCCCAGGAGCGGGGGGAATGAAGGTCATCGCGCGAGGCCCCAACTTCATCGCCCACGGCCCGGATGAGGTTGATCAGACCGTCGTGGTGAACGGCAAGGTCGTCCACTTCGACTTCGACCGGCGCTTCGGCCCCCTGCTGACGGACGCGCACGGCGAGCCGCTGAAGCGCCAGCCGGTGTCCGAAAATCACCCGTTCTGGGCGCCGTTCAATGCGTGGCTGGCCGTGTGGCTCAATGCCAACCCCGACCCCGCCAAGCTGCCGGATCACACCGACCACCTAGACCGCAGCATGGCGCATCAAGCCGCGCCTAAGTCCAAGGACCAACCCAATGGCTGAGCATATGACAGGGCCGTACCGCGCCGAACACGGGGCGATCCACCACGAGGACACCGTCGCGCACTTCTTCACGGTGAGCCCGCCCGACTTCGCCGCTGACGTGGCGCACGCGCTCAACGCCGCTCGTGTCGCCCCTGCACTTCTAGAGGCGCTGGAGGGGCTGGCGAACGAGTGCGAGGCCGAGTTCACGCTCGACGGCAAGTGGGTCAGCGACGGGCAACTTGTGTCCCGCGCGACCTACGAAGCCGCCCGCTCCGCCCTCAACCTCGCCCGAGGCGGTGAGTGATGGCCCCGCAATTCCAGATCACGCAGAGCCCAGACGGTCGCGGCCTCGTGGACTGCGATTGGGTCTACGCCTTCGCGTCTCCCGACCTCGCCAAGTGGGCAATCGACACCGCCCAGACCGCCACCGAAGCCGCCCTGTCCAGAGCCTTCGGGGCGGGTGCTGAGAAGGAGTGAGCCACTTGATCGCCCCGAACAACCTCCGACCCGTTCGCTCCACCCGCGAAGCCATCCTGCTAGCCCAGGATATCGCCAACGCGCTTGTGGCGCCTGCACCCGTGATAGCGAGGCTCGCCCGAGACGTAGTGACCGACCCGGAAACCGGCTGCGTGGTCTGGCAGGGATCGCTCGATGCAAATGGTTACGGGCGCATCGTTGTTATGTGCCCGGAGGCCCGCCGTAAGGTCACGTGGCGGGCACACCGGCTGGCTTACGAGATCGCCCATGGGCCGATACCGCAGGGCCCCGTGATCGACCACCTGTGCCGAAATAGGCGGTGCTGCAACGCTGCGCACCTGGAGGTCGTGACCTCGCGCGAAAACGTCCTGCGCGGCATTGGCCCTTCGGCCATGAACGCGCGCAAGGATGCATGCGACAACGGCCACCCGTTCGTCGGCGAAAACCTTTACGTGTGGAAGGGGCACCGCGGATGCCGCGCGTGCAGACGGGCCGCTGTCTCCGAGAGCGCGCGGCGCAAACGCGAAGCGGCAGGCCCGGCGCCCCGCCAGACGCATTGCGTAAACGGGCACCCCCTCAGCGGCGACAACCTCTACGTCCACAACGGAAAGCGGTACTGCCGCACCTGCTGCCGCCGCCGCTCGAATGCCTACAAGGCCAGCAGGAGGGCGGCATGACCCGCCCGCCCAGGCTCGCCACCCGCATCCCTACCCCCCTCGCCCTAGCCGCCGTCTACCTCGCGGCCTTCCTGATCTGGAGCGCGCTCACATGAACGCAGCCGACCCCTTCACCCGAGCCTCGCCCACCTACCTCAACGCCATGCGCCATCAGGCCAGGTCCGGCCCCGCTTTCGAGGTCACCGGACGCAGGCCCCTATGGGTGGACTTCCTCGCCCTTGGCTCCCTGGTCGGGTTCGGCTGGCTGGTCCTGACGCTGGCCGCCGTGGTGTTCGCGTGATGGGCGTCGAGTTCGACAACCAGACCTTGCGCGACCTACGCCGCAGCATCCTCTACCGCGCCCGCCACTACCGCGACACCTACTTCCGCGACGGCTGGGGATTCGACCGCCGGATGCTCGCCCACATGCTTGAACACGCCCGCGACTACCGGGCCAGAGAGAAGGCCGACCATGCACTCGTCTGATTCACTCGGGTACATCTCGCCCGCGCTCGTTAAGGCGCTTGCGGAGATCGGCGGGGTCGCCAAGTCGGCGGACAACCCGTTTTTCAAGTCCAAGTACGCGACCCTAGAGGCCGTGATTGAGGCGAGCAAGCCGGTGCTTGTGGCCAATGGGCTCGCGGTCATGCAGGGCGGCGGCTCCTACTCCAACGGCGCCCTGGCGATCACCACCCGCATCATTCACGACACTGGCGAGTGGATCGAGACGACCATGGAGATTCCGCTGGCCAAGTCGGACCCGCAAGGCGCGGGCTCGGCGGTCAGCTACGGGCGACGCTACGCCCTTATGGCCCTGCTTAACATGCCCGCCGTGGATGACGACGGGAACGCCGCGAGCAAGCCCGCCGAGCCCCCGCAGCAGCTCGCCCCGACCATCCACCCCGAAGGCCCAGACTGGTGGGGCGCGACCGGCTACGGCCTGAACGCATCCCAGGCCAAGAAGGCGGGCATGGACGTGCGCCACGAGGACATGCGGTCGGAAATCAGCCGCCTATCCACGGGCGTCGAGTGGCGCAAGTGGTGCGCGGACAACTCCGAGGAGATCGGAAAGATGCCGCAGGCTTGGCGCGTGATCCTGCGCCAGGAGGCGGAAGAACAAGCCCGTGAGCTGGGCGTAGACCTCAACAACAGAAAGGCGGCTTGACCGTGGCTTATACCCCCAAACCGGGATCGTTCTCGCTATTCAAAAACGACCGCAAAGAGAAAGACACCCACCCGGACTATCGCGGCGACGGCGCCCTTCTGGACGGAACGCCGGCCTGGATCAGCGCATGGCTGAAAGAGGCCAACGGGAAGAAGTTCTTCTCGATCTCGATCAAGCCGAAGGACGACCAGGGTGCGGACTTTCGCGGCGGCAGTGCAGGCCCTGTGGCCGGGAGCGGCCGCGACGATCCGGCCGGTGGCTCCCCGTTCGACGACTCTGTGCCCTTCCTCGTCCGCGACACCATCCTCTAGCAGCAAGGGCGGCCGGGACGTTCAGGGTTAAGAGCCCCCCGGCCGGTTGCCTCCCATGAGCATCATTCCGATCCGCTACACATGGACCGGCCGGGCAATGGAGCCGATTGACCGACACCACAACCTCGCCGCCGCGCAGTTTACGACGGGCGAGGAGTACACCCTGGAGGAGTGGTCCGACCGCTCCAAGAGAAGCCATGACCACTTTTTCGTCTGCGTCGATCAGGCGTGGCAGACCCGGCCCGAGCGGCTAACCGAGCGGTTCCCCACGCCCGACCACCTCCGCAAGTTTGCGCTGATCCGCGCCGGCTACCGGGACGAGCGGTCGATTGTCTGCGCCTCCAAGGCCGAGGCCCTGCGTCTGGCGGCCTTCATCCGCCCCATGGACGAGTACGCCGTGGTGGTCCCCTCAGAGGCCGTGGTGACGGTCTACACGGCCAAGAGCCAATCGAAGAAGGCCATGGGGCCGAAGGTGTTTCAGGAGAGCAAGGACGCGGTGTTCGTTGTCCTGGCCGACATGCTGGGCGTTGAGCCCGGAGAGCTGGCGAGGGCCGCATGATCCGCCTGTCAGAAGATACCCGCCGCGCGCTGGCCGACGCCAAGGCCAAGGTCCGCGAGATCATGCGCCCGGAACTGGAGGCGCAGAAAATCGCCCGCAAGCAGGCCCGTAGGACGCGCGAGAAGGCCGTCCAGGGCGCTCCGGGGCAAAGGGAGCCCAGAGACACAGACGCGGCGTTCCTGGCCTACCTGCGCCGCCAGCCGTGCGAGGCGGCGGGCCTGGGTGGATGCTCGGGGCCGATTGAGGCCGCTCACATCCGGTACTCGGAGGCCGGGCGGGGCCGCAATCCGGGGCTGCAGCGGAAGAACCACGACCGCCACGCAAATCCGCTGTGCCGCTTCCACCACCAGCACGACCAGCACAC